GGAGGGTGTAGTGGGAGTTCCATCAAGAGAAGATATTATTGCGGCGTTGCGTCTGCCGGAAGTCGCGCCAGCAAAGCATAGAGTTCATGTTAGAACAGATGTTATAACACCAGCGCAAAAGGCAGTGAAAGATCGGCTTAAAAGGTCTTGGGCTGCTAGCCTAGAAGATCAGTTGCGTAGGAAGGCTGGTGTGAAAAGGTCAAAATGGGATGGGTGATCGTGTGGTAAATAAATACCACATTAACCAGAATTCGGTTAACTTTTACTTACCTACTTACCTAGTTACCTATAGGTAAGTAAAACGTAGGTAAGTAATAAGTTGCTGAATATATTAACGAAATCGGTTTACTTACCTGCCCCGATTTCCTCTGTAGGTAAGTTAAGAGTTGGTTGTAAGTCATTGAAAAGGCCTATGGTTACAAAGTTTCCTATGGTTACATATATATATATATGGGTAGGTAGTGTAACCTACCCCATATACGAAAGTTAGAAAGACGCGCAACATGCAACAAGACGGACTGAGTTCTTGCTCGATATGCAGCAAGCTTCATGATGCAGGAAATCTGATTGAGTTGAACGGCAACCCTATCTGCTTTCCGTGTTCGATGTATGTGCAGTGGGAAGATATTGATGAGGTGCGTAGGCCAAGCGATTACGATGATGCTTTGGATCAGCAACACGGAAACAAAATCATTTCACTTATGCTAGAATTTGCGGGGCTTCAAGAAACAGCGTCAGGGGTGATATACTACCCAGACGAACACCACGATAATGTTTACCATTTAGTGGGAACGAACAGAGAGGATTGAATATGCCAAAGGTCGGAGAAGATTTGCCAAAAGAAATGCGTCTTGCGGGATATAAAAGACTAAAGCCAATACAGCAGGAGTTCTTGAACAATTACTTGCACAAGGACATGACACAGACAGAAGCAGCGCGGCAGGCAGGCTACAAGAACGCCTCGGTGTCCGCTGTACGGCTGTTAAAGAGTCCAGTGGTAGCAGAACGCCTGCAAGAGATGCGTCTAGAGACACAGGCCAAATATGGGGTAACAATCGACAAGTCTATTCGGGATCTAAAAAAGCTTCGGGATCAAGCGTGGGAGAACGGGCGATTTAGTGAGGCTATTCGTGCTGAAGAGCTACGTTTGAAGGCAGCAGGACTACTTATTAACAAGCAGCATGTTGTCAAGGAGGATATTACAGCGCAAACAAAAGATCAGATCGCTGACAAACTGGCGGAATTCAAGCGTTTGGCTGAGTCACGCATGGTAAACGTAACACCAGATGTAGACGTTATCGAACATGAGGCACAAGATATAGTTCAAGATAAGCAGGATACGGTAAAATAGTACCACACACCCCATGCGGGGGTAGGAGTCGGTCTTCGGGGCCTGCTCGGGGCCTTGTAGGCGTAGATTTGTTCGGGTTCGGGGCCTGAGTCGGGCTTTTTCGGGGTCTCGGGCTAGGGTTTCTGCGGGTTTGCGGCTGCTCTTCTCCGATGACAAACAGACGACCCTGGGATCGGGCCTCGGGATCCGTATAATTGTTCGGGATCGGGGCCGGGGAGCTGACCAACCCCGGTGTTTTATGTGCCAGTTGTGTTCCCAACTGCTGTGTTATAGACACCAGCGGTAATGTAGGTATTGGGACAACCGAACAATTGTTCTGCTTGCTCCCAACTGCTGTGTTATAAGCGCCAGTTGTGTGCGCATTTACAGCAACGGCAATGTAGGTATTGGTACAATAAATCTTTTTTTATTTTTTTTCTTTTTTCTTGTTGACACTGCTCGCAATAGTTGCTTATATATAGGTGTGCTTAACAGAAGAAGTGAGGAAACAATGCGTAAGCTAGGTAACACACTAACAGGTATCGGGTTCTTCGGTGTCTGTCTGATGACAGGAGCAGAGCCAGACCCAGCAGTAACGGGATCATTCTTCGTTCACGCGGGCATCATTATGATCTTCGCCTTGACGATGGTAACGGGAGTAGCAACGGCTCGGGCTTCTTAGCCCGAACAAATTATGATCGGGGATGACCGGACGAGTCCCTGATCCGGTGGCAGCACGGGTTTGGTTGGTTTCCCCCGTGCTGCCATTTTTTTGTCCAGGGCCTAAACCCGAACAATTGTTCGTTCTCTTCCCTGGAGGAAGCGCTACACCCCGGCGAATCTTTTTTTACTTTTTTTGTTTTTTCTTGTTGACGGGTGTTGCAATGGTTGCTATATATAATGAGTAAACCAACGGAGGGCATGAAGATGCACAATTTACACAAGTATGACGAAATCAAAGAACACTTCACCGACTGGATGAACGAGCAAGATCACGAGTGGTTGAGGAACAATAAAGACGAATGGCACCACGAGTGCTTTAACACAGACTACTACATCATCGGCACATACAAGGCCGAACAGTGGATGGGTTCAAAAGCCTTTGACATCATCCGCACCATCAAGGAGTACGAGGAAGACAACTTCGGAGAAGTGACGACAGACCTGGCTGACCCAGAGAAGGTTGTCAATATGTACGCCTACATTGTCGGGGAGCAGGTCGTCAGCGAATACCAATAAGTAGCAGCACATCGGGCTTTCGGGGTCGGGTTCTTCAGGACTCGGCCTCTTTTTTTGTCCGGGGTTCGGGGTCGGGGTTCGGGGTTTCGGGCCTCGGGGTCGGGATTTGTTCGGGTTTCCCCGGCCCTGCCCCCGGCGCTGGCCCTGGAAGCGCTTGGATTTTTGCCAGATTTTGGCGCTTTTTTTTGAAAAAAACGCACAATTGTTCGCATTTAATGTTTGCAACCATTGCATATTTATATATAATCGAAGGCAAGGCAGGCGGATAGGCCGCTTGCCATTATCAAAAGGAAACCAAACAATGCCTTACATTCAAAACGATATGTTTTTATCTGCCGGTTATGAGTTAGAAATTTCTGGTGGCGGTTCATATAGCGTATGGGATCGCAAGCTTAAAACTGCCGGTTTCGATTGGGTGCTAGTCAAATTTGATGGAACGCCGGTTGTCGATGCCGAAATAGTAATACCACCATTCCCCGCGCATATGGCTGGCGGCGTTGCTGAAGACTTGCGCCGGTTGTTTACATTTATTGAAGAAAATGGTGGCAGTGTAAATCGCCGTGATTTGGGCGGTCATGTCCACATTGGCAACCGCGCCATCAAGAACATGACGCCAGCCTATTACTGGCAACAATCAAAACAGCTAATGCGCGATCGCGAGGCATTCTATATGCCAAGTGATGATTGTTGCGCTGATATTATGCCTCTTATATTGGCGAAAGACGTAGCTGTTAGATATGCCGATCATGTTGGCGCAATCAATGGTATTCTGCCACCATCACGGCGCGACAACCGTTATGCAAGATGCCTAACACATATCGCCAGCGATGGCCGCCGCCATGCTGATTTTATGGCCGCAACCAACGCCAACGAAATGTCTTATATTATTGGCGGCAAGTTTTACGCGGTCAATCTTGAGACTTGGACGCGCGGCACGATTGAATTTCGCCAGCACCAAGCCACAATGGACATTGCCAAGCTTGAGGCATGGTGCCTGCTTATTGACGCAATGTTTCGCCATAGCGATCGTTACCGTGTTGACTATAATGCTGATGCCGTCACCAGCGTTTCGACACCAGCACAACCGTATCGCGCAGGATCGCGCATTGGTGTTATGTGGTCATTAATTCGCCGTGATGATGGCGCGACTACACGCGAGATTGCCGATGCAACCGGCTGGACTGCTCAAACGATACGCGCTCGCATATCTGAAATGCGGCGCGAACATGGCGAACAAGCGGTTATATGCCATACGCAACAAGCCTATGGCCATAGCTATGGTTCATCTAATGGCGAACATGACTTGAATGGGTACATGGTGCCAGCAACAATAGAACGCCGCCAGCGCGACAACGGCGGGTTGCTGCCAGAAAACCAGCGCGGCGTTTCATCCATATGGGCTGGCTTGGATGATGAGACATTTGAGTATTTCAACACGCGGCGCGATCAATTGAATTGATCGCCAGCAACCAACCGGATCAACCCGCGCTAGTCGCGGGTTTTTCTTTGCCTAGGTTTTGCAGGTACCCTAGGCAGCGCGAACAAAATTTGATCGGGATCGGGTGGGGTATGGCACCCCCCCTTTTTTTTATTGACAAGGGGAGAGGCTTCGCGCCGTGTTCCACACCAACAATCACCAAAAAATTTTGCAAAAAAAAATTCCTTGCGCTTTTGCAATCATTGCCCCATATACTACATATAGACAAACAAGGAGGGTTCTATGACTAAGTATAGACTTAAAATCGGCGGTAATCCTATTGAGTTTACCTCTACCAGCCCCGAGGGCTTCATTGATGCGTGGCGTATGGAGCATCGCTCACCTGATCCTGATCAGGATGCGTGGATCAAGACAGCGGCTGCGCTTGCTTGCGACTGGTCTGGCCAGTCTGTTAGGTACGACACGCTTGCGGCTTTTACTGAAGACATGATGCATCATGGGATGCTGGAGGTTGTAGATGCCAAGTAAGGCTCAAACATCCCACAGCATGTGGGGCGGCGGCGACCTCATACGAGAACGAACCACGATGGGCAAGAGCCAAGCTGCTTTTGC